TATTGTAATTTATCATAATAATATCTATATTCAAAATAGACAAATAGTAAGATATCCAAATATCATCATTTCGATACAAAATTAAACTATCGTCATTAATTTTTATTTCTTGATAAAACTCATGTATGTTATGTAACATTTCAACTTGAATAAAAAATCCATCTGCACCTTGTCCGATTACAAAAGTTCTATCAAGTTGTCTAAAACTTGGAATGCAGTATGTATAAAATGAATACGCAGAAGGCTTACTACGTAAATTTGTAATGAACGTTTCGATCATATTTGGATTATAAACCATATCATCATCGATAAGAAGTAAAAATGAATTTTTACTAAATTTATTCAACATTTGTTTTGTATTCCCTAATAATTTGGTTCCTGGTCCATAATCTTCTTTTGTAAAATGAATAGTTATTTTCCCCGAATATCTAATAAATAATTTTACACAGTCAACTAAAGAAATAGTTGATGCAGGAAATCTATTATATTTTTTTGGAATATGTAATAATATTCCTGTTGGAGGATATGACTGAGCCAATATTGAGTCAATTGTTTTGAAAATATTATTGAATCTTGAAGGTATTGTTGTAAGTGATACATAAATTGGAGGATAGCATTTGTCAATATTAAAATTCATAACTATATTCTAAATAATTCCAATATAAAAACTCAATATTTGTACCGCTGAATATTTTCAATGACACGCTTTAAAAGAGGAAAATGCAAATTATCGAGAGTATCTAATATTAAATAAGTTCAATATCTTTTTTCAAGTATTTAGGTTTAAAATGATAAATAAAGACTCTAAAAAATATCAAATAAATATATAAATGTCTTCAATTATAGAAAGTGTTAAAATCGAAGATAAGTTGCATGTTATTGCTGTAATATTTAATCCAACTATGAAAAGCCTATCTAACAACTCAAAAACATACTCATATGAGTATGAATTGCGATATAAGTTATTCAATGAATTTAAAGAAAGAATGGAAAATGAAGAACCTGATGTAATTCTTTATATTGTTGAAATGACTTACGGAAGTCAAGAATTTATAATTACCGATAAAAATAATCCAAGACATTTACAGCTACATTCTGATGTTCCTTTATGGCATAGAGAAAATATGATTAATTTAGGAATAAAACATTTATTACCACCTGATTGGAAAGCAGTAGCATGGATTGATGGAGACATTGAATTTGAAAATAAATTTTGGGCAAGAGATACATTAAAACTTCTTAATAAAACTTATGACATCGTTCAATTATATAGTTCATGTAATTTTTTACTAGACGAATATGAAGATAAAAAACCATATGTTCGTGAAATATTTAATAGTTTTGGATATAATCATGTAAATGATTACAATTTTGAATTAAATAATTATAATGAAGGATTTCATAACTGGCATCATGGATTTGCGACAGCTTGTTCGAGGAAAATGTACGATCAAATATCAGGATTAATAGAATTTATACCCTTTGGATTTTATGAATATGCACTATTTTCTTGTTTTCGCGAGGATACATATAAATCATCTTTGAAAATATTAAAAAAATATGAAAATATTATATTGGAAATAAAAAATATTATCCAGAATTCTAAGAGTATTCTTGGTTATGTTCCAGGTTGTATTACTCATCATTTTCATGGAACAGTAAATGATATGAAAAGCGAACGAGCTGAATGGATAATCAAAAATACAGAATGTATTTTTGATATGATAACATATGATGAAAAAGGTATTCTTATTCCCAAATCAGGAAGTAATCAATATATTGATAGATTTACTGAATATATTGAATCAAGGAATCAAAAAAAAATTCGATTACTCTTGACTGATAATATTGACGTAACAAATATCAATTTAGTTGTAAAAAGTAGAATGTCAAAAGATAATCAACCATTTTGGGCGACTGCTACTTGGATATTTTTACATACAACAGCCCATAAATGGAATAGTCAAATGTTTCCTGACGTAATTCAAATGATAGATTTGATTTTACGAAATACACCATGTGATCAATGTACAGAAGATTCGAATAAATATTTGTCGAAAATGAATTTTGGTTTAGAAACTATCCATACGAAAGATGATTTAATCTTATTTCTTTTCGATTTTCACAATACTTTTAATATTAAACAACAACGTAATTTATTACCATTTGAATCTTTAGAATTTCTATATAACAATATTCCAATAAAAGATATATATAATGTATTTACAAATGTATACACAAGTGATAAGAATGAAAATGAAATAAAAAAGGTTAAAGAGTTTTTTGATACAAATATAGAAACTTTATTTGTATAGTATATGCACTTTCAAAACCTTATTCACCGTCAAATTCATTTTGTGACCGTATGCTCTAATTTAGCAAAAGTGCAGTATTTAATTCAATCTGCGAAACAATTTGATATTAAACTTACTATTCTTCTTTCAAATAATTGGATAGGATTTGAAAGTAAAATATTTGGCATTTTAGAACATATTCAGTCAATTCCAGAAGATGAGTTGATTTGTTTTATTGATGCATATGATGTTTTATTTACAAGTGATACAGATTCAATACTTTCAACATTTTTAAATTTAAATTGTGATATTTTATTCAGTAGTGAACTTATTTGCTATCCAAATAATAATTTAGAATCATACAATAAAATTTATAAAAATTGCAAGTGTTTGACAAATTATATATATTTGAACTCTGGTGGTTTTATTGGTTACAAAAAGGATGTAATGAAAATGTTGACTTGGAAAACACGTGAAGAAATTTCTAATATATGTAAAGTAGGAGGTGATCAGAATTATTTTACTCAATACTTTTTTTATATCAAATCATATTCAAGTAGAATAATTTTAGATATAGAACAAAAATTGTTTCAGAGTATGTGTGCTTTAGATTACTTTGAAACGTTCGAAGTTTTGAATACAACTAATAATAATAAACGAATTCATAATAAAGTTCTAAATCAATTCCCATCAATTATACATTTTAATGGGTTTGGAGATATGGAAATAAAAAAAGCTATAAATAAAAATACTGGAAAGTTAGAAAACATAATTTATGTATTCATAGTTTTGATTTCTTCTAGGTTACCAATAAATTCTAATATTCCTTATAAATATCCATTTGAAATAATTTCACAAAATAACAATTATTAAATAACTAGTTCTATGTAATAAAATAATATACAGTAATTGAATTTTCTGAACCTGATGTAGTTGTAGTCGAAGAAACATATTGAGAAAATAGACTATTTTTGCTATCATTACATGTTATAGTTCCTTTTGTACCAGTACTACCTGTATCACCTTTATCACCTTTATTACCTTTTGAACCTGTAGCACCTGTAACACCTTTTGAACCTGTGTCACCTTTAACACCTTTAACACCTGTATCACCTTTAATACCTTTAGAACCTGGGTTTCCAGGTGAATCAAAACATCCTTGACAACCTGCATTTCCATTCTGACCATCACTACCAGTTCTTCCTTTAGTACCTTTGTAACCTTTTTTTCCATTATCACCTGTTACTCCTTTGTATCCAGATACTCCTTTATATCCAGATACTCCTTTATTTCCAGATACTCCTTTAGATCCTGAATTAGCAGTAATTGATAAATTGCCATTATTAGTATCTGATAGGTCAAGTGTTACACTATTAGTACTCATTGTCATTTTTATGGTACTTGATGACGTATTAAATAGATAAATAGAATTACTATAAAAGTTAACTCCATCACCTCCATCACCACCATCACCACCTTCACCACCATCACCACCATCACCAGGCTGACCACCCTCACCACCTGGACCAAGTTCACCACCCTCACCACCGTCACCACCCTGACCAGCCGCACCACCTGGTCCTCCTACAGCTTGCTTAGTGTTTTGACCACAACCATTACAATTATTGGCTTGTTGGCCTTGTCCAGGATTACCGACACTACCATCAGCACCTGGATCTCCAGGTTCACCTTTGCTCCCATCTCCTCCAGTTACTCCTTTTTCTCCACCTACTCCTTTTTCTCCAGTTACTCCTTTTTCTCCAGTTACTCCCTTACTTGTTTTAACAAGTATTTTGAAAGCATTACACCATGAAGGAATTGTAATACTTCCACTATTTGTAAAATTTGCCGAGTTTGCTTGAATATTTGTTGAAATTGGTAAATCATCCTTTTTGTATTTATTTATAAATCCAGAATCAATTCGATCATAAGTATTGTTTGTTGTTTGAAATGCTACTCCAGGATAACCATAAACCGTTGTACTACCAGCTACATAAAGAGAATTTATAGGAACATCTTTATATAAAAATTTTGACATATTGTTATATAAACTTGTGAAAAAATATATAAAAATAAAACATAAAATTTTATTATCTCATGAACTATATATATGAAAATAAATATTCAATTCCAGTACCACTTTGTGATGATATAATAAAAATGTTTGAAAATGAAAACTATTATGATGGAGTAACAGTTAGTGGTGTAAATAAAACGGTAAAAAATACATCAGATTTTATTATTCCTCATAGCAAAATAGAAAAAGTAACTAAATGGGAGAAAATTGAGAAGTTTTTAACTAAAGAATTACATAAAAATTTACAAAAATACCTATCAAATATTAATAATTCAGAAAATTATTTACCTAAAAATAATAATGAAAAAAATGGTTCTATGTTGAAAGGTATTAATCTAACTGTTGAACATTTTATGATACAAAAATATGAACTGCAAAAAGGGTTCTACATTTATCACGATGATTTTCACGTTAACAAAAATATGGATAAACATCGTGTTATTACGTTTTTATGGTATCTGAATACTGTAGATGAAGGTGGAGAAACTGAGTTTTGGGATTCATTAAAAATCAAACCAGAAAAAGGAAAACTTATTTTATTTCCATCATTTTGGTGTTTTCCTCATCGTGCACGAATACCTATATCAAATAATAAATATATTATAACAGGTTGGTTTTATAAAGATCATGTATAATGCTAAAACTCAATTTTATAATAATAATAATAATAATTATAATTATAATTATAATAAATATAAATAATATCTAAGTATATCTAGATATGACATCTTCAATTCGTCTTTATAATTTGGAGTTAAAATTTGACCTATCAGAAAAAGAATGTTTTTTTACAGTAATGAAAAATCTTACAACAATGAATCAATCAGATATTACATACTTATTAGATACATCAAACATGAAAAGTTTTATTGAAAAAACCGTATATGATATTGCATGTTTTCATTGTGAACGTTTAAATATGTCAATAGATAATACATTTGTTGAATTTTCATTTAAAAATGATTCTAATCCACAAAAATTATTATATTTGAATTGCGACGAATATGATCGTCAAATTAACAAAAATGATAAATATACTACAGCGATAATGTCATGTATTACATATTTTAATGATAATTCTATACCAACTCTTATTACAAATATAAACCAAGAAGAATATAAATTCAAAGAGTTTTCGAGTCATCCAACAATATCATTATCGTTTCCAAGAGTTCTTAAACATATTTCATTTGAAGGTGGTAAAGAATATCACGGTGATGTTAATATTTTAGATTCAAAAGAAGAATCAACAGGGAGACATATTTTACTTATTAATTTATGGGAGAAACGACCAATGAATATTCCAATTTTTGACTTTCGTTATATATTTTATAAATATTCCATGATGCAAAAAACTGAAATGCCATTAATCGAATATAATACATCAAATCCAATAATTATACTTACAGAACAAGATAAGGAAAAAACTCAAATTATAGAATTAGAAAAAGATGTACTTTCTGATACGTTTTTTGAAAAACTTTTTTTTACAGATTATAATACAAATATTTTTGATATTTTGATTTCTAAAATTGATATTAATAAATACGATACTTTTATATTCAAACCTAAAAAGTCATTACCTATATCTGAATTAAAAAGTAATAATTTGTCAACAAATAATAATCAAACTAATGAGCTTGATTTCAAACTACCACGATTCAATCAACGTTTTATTACTCCTAATATATTATCAAAACACGTTTGTCAATGGATAATTAAAGAATATGAAGAATATGCTTCAAATAATGGGGGATGGAGTACTGATCGCCATAAAACATATCCTACTACAGACTTACCCGCATCATGTGTAGATTGTACTTTTCGTT